CCAGTTTGCAAAGAGCGGTATACGTTCATCTCTAGACAGGGTTAATAAATTTAGCCACTTTAGGGCGGCCAGATTTATCAACCCTGTCTAGAGATGAACGTATACCGCTCTTTGCAAACTGGCTACTATCTCAGCGCAACAAAAAAGGTTGGGATGTTCGCAAACTGTTGCACTTTGTATTATATGAAGGTAACGATGAATCTCTATGGGAGCGCCTTTACGCCGCTGCTAAAATCGATGACTATAGCCTGCCCCATTACGGATTAAACTCCTTAGCTGAACTCGTAGGATGGGCGCGACCTGAGGTGGCACCTCCTAGAAATGGGCGAACAAGCAAAGCGTTACGCGCTCTTGGTTATGATGTCCGCATATACTAAAGACTCGCACTCTCTTCGTTTAATCAAGCCATTCAACTTCCGCCCACCAGCCCATACCCAGCGCATTAGCTGCTCTGGCACTTCACTATGAGCTTGTCGATTAACCTTCCTGCGTAAAGTCGAACACTGCAACGCGCCGGAGCCTAAGTTGTAAGTGAACGATACAAGCGCATCAAACTGGCCATCGGTAAGCGGAACCTTGATCAACCTAAGAACGGCACGCTCTGCTGATTCGACATCTATCCGTAGTAATGCCCCAGCTTCTTCCTGGCTTATTTCTTCGAACGTTTCATGGTCACGAACCAAATGACCGTAACCAATCGTCTGGTAACCTGCTGGGCAGATATAGACGCTCGAGCTAAAGCCCTCAAAGCGCTTGATTAGGTCTAGTCCTTCTTGGGTAACGTGGCGCATGTTATTGCCCCCTGGCTTTTGCCAAGGCACGCTGACCAAACCAAAAGCTCATCACCGCTGCAAACAATGCTTGTGTTTCTGGGTCCCAGATTTGTGGCAAAGCGATGACGAAATCCAAGCCTAGATCGAAAACCAATACATATAACGCGCAGATTTTTATGGCGGTGAACAATAGGAAAAAAGCGTAAGTGATCACCGGTCGTACCGACGACCTAAGCCCATCTACCCACTTAATACCCGATGGCTGGCTGTCGTGTTTGAGCAACGCGAGGCTTTCATTGATGTCAGCATTGACGGTAATTTCTTCAAGCCTCTGATTATGACCAAGGCGCATCTGTTCCATTTGGCGATCAAGAATTTGCAGCTCGTGTTTTCTGTCTTGTTTGTCTTGCCAGATTTTCAGCAAGTCTGGAAAGGCACTGGAAATAAAGCCAAGCAGGCTACCTAACAATGTGAGCATATTATTGTCCTCCGAACAGTTTCAATTTGATGGCGGCACCTAGCAGTAATGTGGCTAGAATGCCTGTGGTGGCGACTTTGATAACGGTTTGCCATGCGGTGCGTCTGGCATCGCGCCAAGCATCCAACAAGTCTCTAAGCTCTCGTATATCTCGAGCGGCATGGCCGTTTTCCAAACCTAGATGCGCTAGTACGCGTTCAGCGCCACGCTCTGCGGCGCTATTCAACAAGCTTTCAAACTCATCTTTCGGCACAACCACCATGCCGTTTTCTTTTTCTTTGGCTGGTGCCATTTACTACCTCCTAAAACGACGAAACCGCCATAGAGGCGGTTTCAACAATCGACAATATTCAATTAGTTATTGGGAACTTCAGCATCACACCGGGTTTGTAATCCACTGGAATCTAGTTGGTGCTCAACACGGTTGATGACCCATTCGCCATCGACCGGATCGCGTATACCTGCAATACGAAACTTTCCTTCGGCTTGTAGCTCGGGCCTGCCGAGTAAAGTTAGCGATAGCGTGGCTGTGCCTCGCAGTAAGCTTTGAAGTTTGGCTGAGGCTGCCCTTGTCGCTTCTTGGGTATCATTGTAGGTATGGCGAATGGCAAAGACAGGCTCGCCATCACCGACTAATACACTCTGTGTTTCCGCTGTGTCACTGTCGTGCCAATAGGCTTTTACGGATTGATATTTACCGCGTTCTGCTTGCGTCATACGGTGCCGAGAAATTTGGTGCTTTGGTATCTCAACTAATGGCAACTGCTGCCCTGTGGCTGACTTGGCTTCGCCTTTGGATACAAATACCAGAAAACCTGCAACAGGTTTACTTACGGCGCCATGCTGCCGAGCTAAACGTGTCAATAAGTGCAAGTCAGATTCATTGGTTTGGTCGATGTGTTCTATGCCGATCAAAGCCAATTGCTCTGATACCTTTGCAGATAAACCATGCTCGCCTGCTATCGTCTGCACCAAAGCGCCCAGCGTGATACCACCCCAACTGCGGGTTTTAGGCTCCTTGATTGAAGCGCGCATATCTGCTGCTTTGCCGCGAACAGTGATGGTGTTTGGTGGGCCTGAATGCTCGATATCATCAACAATGTAAAAACCCATTCGGGTCAATTGGTTTCGATCGGTACCTAAAGAAATATCCAACTCAGCGCCATGGCTCGGCCATTGTATTTGTGCATCCCGATCATCCAGTTGAAGCTCAACCGTATCCGATTGATTGCCTGCCTCGTCAGTAATACGAAGCGATAACAGACGATCTCGGATTGTGTCAGTGATATCTTGCTGGTTCGCCAGAATTCTAAAGCTTGGTTTCATGTATTAGCTCCATAGCCGAATAGTCTCTTGGCTTCGGTTTTGCTCCGATAAGTTCGGCAGCTCGATTAATAAGCCAGTGGGATAGACCGGCCCCATATCAGCAAGACCGGGATTCGCAGTTAAAACAGACTCAAGATAACCATCCGCCTGGCCGTAGTACGACAAGCAAATTGCATCCAACATATCGCCATCGCGTGTTCGATAAGTCGCCATTAGTTATCCGCTCCATAATTCACAAGTTTAAGTTGGAAGCTTTGTTTAAGCGGTTGACCGTTTCCCTGAAAGAACGACTGCCCCTCATCAATTTGAGTAATCACCCATTGTCCCCAGACAAAACCCAATCCATCCACCAGCAACAACGGTTGCCCTTTGCTAGCTTCGGCACGCATGGTATCCAGCTGTTCCAACCCACCTTTAAAATGTGGGTAGATCACACCACTAAGCTCGATCGATTCTTCACCGGCTCCTAGAAATTGCATGGCCGGTCGGCGGTGTAATCGCCCTTGAGCCTGCCAACGATAGGCTTGGCTGTGTTTTAGTTCTTGATAAGCCGCACTGTCGATGGAGAATCGGTAACTGCCTAACGCCATCATTGTTTCGCTCATAGCACCACCTTAACTTTCATCAATCGTTTCCGCCTTCCATGGCTCTCACGATATTCGTATGTCCTATACATCATATAGGGCACCTCGTTGTTGGCTTGCCGCTCGCGCTTCTCGTTGCTCCAGTGCTTTTTGAACTTCACCGGCAATAGCTCGTTCATCCATACCGGGTGCAGCATGAATGGTAATTGGCGCATCAATACTGACCGACTGTTGATTATGAGTAGAAGCACTGACTGCTTGAATTTGAGGTAGTGCATTGACCGTTGAATCTGGCAATGCCATTGCAGGTTGCGCGGCTAGCGATGCCCCAACGGCGGCTGTTGCTAGCTTTCGTTTATTACCTGAAGATGGCGTGTCAGCAGATTCATCACCGCCTAGCCAACCAGAAACAGCGTTCCAGGCAGAACCTAATAACTCGAAAGGCTTCGCTACTAAGCCCATCTTGCCTAGCAGCCAATCCACGGCACCACTGGTAATATTTTTTACACCGTCCCAAAGGCCTGAAAAGAATTCGCCGATAGGCTCCCAGTATTTAATCAGCATAAAAGCTGCACCCGCTAAAGCGGCAATTCCCACAACAATGAGCCCGATCGGATTGGCGGTCATGGCAACATTCAACGCCCATTGCGCTGCGGTCACCACTCCCATTCGAACAGCAGATAGCGCCGATAGGATATTCATTCGCGCCATGCCTAATTGCGCCATGGCGATGCCAGCACTCAAGGTTCGGTATGCAGTCACTAAGCTAAGTACACCACCTTTTAAAAAAGTGAACGCATAAGCGCCAGCGATAGCAGTCACCTTCAGTGCAACTAAACCTACTGTTGCACCTACGATGACTTTGGTAAGCCATGGGTATTCTTGCGCAGCACCAGACACCCAGCTGGCCATACCAGCAAACAGCCGAGCGCCTGCAGCAATGGTTGGTAGCAGCATACTGCCAATACTGATCGCAACACTTTCAAGTGCGCTGCCCAATCGCTTCAGGCTACCGGCTGAAGTGGCACTCATTTTTTTAGCCATGGTATCGGCGGTGCCTTTGGCTTGCTGTAGCTGCTGGATATAAGAATCCAATGCGCCGGAGCCAGCTTGTTTGAGCAATTCTGTTAAACCTGCGGAAGCTTCTGAGCCAAAGATTTGCTTAATGGCTTCTGCTCTTTCAGCAGATCCTAAGCCTTCGGTGGCTTGCGCTAGCTCCTGCAATAGTTCAGGAACAGAGCGTAAGTTGCCATCCAGATCTTTAACTTCAACACCTAGGTTGGCTAAGGCATCCGCAGCAACTTTGGGCGGTGCAGACAAACGTAAAAACGCCGCACGCAATGCGGTACCCGCCATGCTGCCTTGAATGCCGACATTACCCAACAAGCCAGCCATCGCAGCAACTTGTTCGATACTCGCCCCAGCACTGCTGGCCACAGGGGCTGCATACTTCAACGTATCGCCAAGCATTTGCAGCGTGGTATTGGACGTAGTGAACGTGGCAGAAAGCACATCACCCACACGCCCCATCTCATCGGCTTTTAGAGAAAAACCACTTAAGATATTGGATGCGATATCTGCGGTACCTGCTAAATCACTACCAGCCGCCTGGGCCAAATTAAGCATGCCCGGCGTGGCCGAAATAATCTCATTGGTTTTAAAACCCGCCATACCCAAAAAGGTCATGGCCGATGCCGCTTCGGATGCTGAAAACTGGGTTGTTTCACCTAAACGTCGAGCCGTTTGTTCGAACCCTAAGAGCGCATCATCACCAGAGCGGGTAATAGCACCCAACCTTGCGATAGATTGCTCAAAGTTCACCGCAATGCTCACCGGCGCAACAACCGTCGCCCCTAATGCCACCGCATCAAATAACTGACCTCGCAGGTCTGCGCGCTGGGCTTTATTGGCCTCCTGAGCGCGCATGGCCTGATTCAGTTTTCGATATTTCAAACTCAGGCGTTCAACTGACGCACCTAAGCGCGCGTTATCTGCCATCAAGTTTCTGGTGGATACACCGGCTTGCTGTAACTCACTCCGACTTTTTTGCAGGCGATCTCGCTGCTTACCTAAGGCTTGAGACAGGCGCTCTGTTTTACGCTTTGCTGCTTCAAAGGATTGCGTCAGTTGCTTGCTGGGTTGATCGGTACTGGCAACCTCCCGTCTAAGCCGGGACAACTCTCTACTGGCGGCTTCATAGGCAACTCGAGCCTTCCCCACACTGGCTTCACCTAACTCAACCTTTTTAATCGACGCTTGCTGGTTCTTCAGTTTGTTGATGGATGAACCCAGTTGATTAAGCTGAGACTGAGATCCTCTTACGGACGTACGAAAGCTTTGACCAATACTTGCGCCGATTTGGAGCGCTAATTTAAATGACGACTGAGCCATTGGCGCCTCTAATAGTTTTTAGTTGATTAAGATTTTGGCACGCGAGGTAATACATCCAGCCACTGCATAAGTTCATGGCCATTCAATTCGAGTAATTCAGAAAGTGCCCAACCGGTATGGCTGGCTAGAGTCACTAAGGCGTAACGAGCATCACGCGGGCTTAGGACAAAAAATCTTGATAGGCCTTTTGCAGCTTTGAGTAATCAGCCATGTCCAAGTCGAGCAAGTTTTCCGGTGTGAGTTCACATAGGTTGGCAAACAACTGGATCTCTTTTTCGGCATCGTTATCAACACTCTTTTCTACACTGAGCATGTCACGAACTTTAGGCCGACGAAGTTGCAACACGCTTACTTTAGTACCGTCGATATCAATGGGATGAGTCAGTTCAATTTTTAATTTGTCCATTACTTGGCCTCACTTTTTACTTCGGTGCCTGCTTCAGTTTGCGCTTCGCTTTCTTGGGTACTCTTTGCTTGCAGTGTTTGGTTTTCTTCCACCAATTCCGCGATGCGTTGTGCCGCAGCTTTATCGGGTGAAATAAAGCCACCATTGCGCAGTGGTCGGGCTTGAGATTCTGTTAAAGCTAACTCATCGCCGTAACTGACTTTTTTGCGACTATGAGTGGTTGGCTTAATGA